GCGTATTAGTGGGCCGGGTAACATTTCAATCAAAAGGAGTTAACATGGTTTACTATCCCGCCGCAATCATCATTACAGACACAAACACACACACAGGACGTTTTGGCAAAGTTCATTGTCTTTCTAATGCAGAAGTAACACTCGTTGCTGAGAATTTAACAGAAAATGGTTCTTCAACTATAAGTGGCATTGAAATGAAATCGTCTTCAGAAATTTGTGATTCTGTTATAACAAGCATTACTTTGGCAAGTGGACAAGTAATTGCTTACAGAATCTAATGCCAAACTTCGCAAGTGCTATTCAAAAGGCAATTGATAAGGTTGCATCAATTGAGGGCTTTGGTCAGAACGTAACCATTAGAACTATTACTGCGGGTTCTTACAATACAACAACAGGTGTTATTTCTGAATCAAACAGCGATGCAACTGTCAAAGCTGTTTTTGAAGATGTCAATTTGCGTGAAGTTAATGAACTTATTCAGGCAGAAGATAAAAAAATTACAATATCGGCTGCGGCTGTCACGGCAAAACCTACGACAAAAGATAAGGTTCTTATTTCAAGTATTGTACATAATATTATTCGCGTCCTTACTAAAACATCAGGCGGAACCGATATTTCTTACACCCTATATTTAAGAACATGAGAAAAATACGCGTTGACCAAATCGGGGAATATTCAGAAGAACAAATTAATACTTTGTTATCTGTTGCTGTATTGACGGGAGATCGTATTGTTAAAGAAGGCTCGCCTGTAGACTC